ATGTGTCAGCACCGTTGTCTGCTGCACCTTCAGGAATAGCGTCACTCCACCGTATAGAATAAGGCAGAAGCGTACCATTATCGTTTAAGTTAAGAGCTATCAGATGATTCCTGAACGGAACTATCACTTCGCACTTTAGCGTAGACGGCCAGTTAGGAAGGTCTGTAAACTGAGAACCACCTTGAGTAAAACTTTGCGGCAGGTCTAGCCCATTGTTGACAACAAGCACACCACCTAGAACACCACCTTGCCAGTTGTTATCAGTGCCTGACAAGGTTGTGTAAGAGCCGCTAGACCTTGTAACACTAGAGTGCGTTGTACCACTAATTTTATACAGGTCTGTTAGACCTCCGTAAATCCAGAGATCAGTAGAACCTTGTCTCCAGCTAGTAATCCAGTAAGGGGCAGCACTGGGAGTACCTAAAACCTGAGAATGCCCTAAGATAGAACTTGCTTTTCCATCGTTAAAGCGTATGTTTTTAACCGTGGAAAACATATTAGGTGGCATGTCATAGGGAGACAAGTCTGAGTTAAAAGTAAACCCAGCTTGGATTCCATTTATGTCAAAAGCCTCTTTAGCCACTTCCCGTACTATCCTGTTCTGTCCAAACGGTGTTATCAAATTCTTGAAGAGCCAAGGCAAAACCATTTTCTGTGTAAATGTTTCCGCCAGACTCTTGGATAATAGTCTGCTCAGTTATGACCCAGTTAGTAGGCATTATGTACCCTGCACTGACATGGTTAATACAGTACCAGCATACAACGATTTTTCTTCGCTTTCTTTGACCTCTGCCATAGTTTGAGCAAAGATGGAAGCAAATCGCTGAGACTGTTCAGTGTCGTTCAGATAAATAGCACCTTCCATGCAACTACCGAACAAGTACAACGCTGGATAATTCGTAATAATATCGTTAGTAAGGTTAGAATCAGACAGAGCACTTAGTTTTTTATAATAGTTAATATTAATTGTATAAGCCCCGTCTGGCGTAGGCAATAGTTTTAAGTTATCGCCTACCAAAGTATAAGCTCTAGGGTAACCGCTTGTAACGCCACCGTACTCACGGCTAGCTGATTCCATAGACAAATAACTTAAAGCATGACTAGAGTTAGTCGCCTCGTAAGTAATATTTTTAAGTTCTGTGATATCTGCTGGGAGGTTATAAAAAGCTTGGCTTGCAGTAGTAGTAGTTTCTGCCCTAACTACGTTAGAGGTAACGCGCAGATCACGGTTCAAACGATCTTCGGTAAGCGTAATAAAATCAGGAATAACGCTTGTAAGGTCGTTCCTGTTAAGGTAATTAGCTATACTAGTTTTGAGTTCAGTATAGTTTGAAAGAGACATTAGATTTTGCTTTCATGTGTCCTAAGCCAACGATACTCAGGATCGTTAAGAAGCTTTTTCACTTTTGGCATATCATTCTTGTTCATAATGTCTACGCCAAGTTCACGCTTCCACTTTTCAATAATAATAAGCGGAATACTAGCTACTTTACGCATACCATTGGTTTCTACACCACCGTAAAGGTAGTCCTTGTTTAGTTCTTTTTTATTAAGCTCTAGCAGAGGCTCAATGTCTTGAACATTTTCAAGAATAACTTTATCTTCATTGTGGTCGTAGTTAAACTTGGTTTTAATAGGTTCGTCCATAGTGTCCTCAAAAAGGCGGGGAGAGCACAAGGCCCTCCCCTATTGTGTCTTACGACAGATCGTACACAGCGCCGAGAGCCTTCTCGTTCTTTACAACAAGAGTGTACTCAGCAATGATCGCACGTTGCTCACCGTCAGAGGTGCTGGCAACTTCCTTCTGTTCAAACGGACGCAGATAAGCTACGCCGTAGTACTCAGGATCAAGAAGCCACACATCACGGCTACGCTGGAAGCGGTTCGGGACAACGGCCATTTCACCGAAGTCCGAAACATACACGTCCATGCCACCAATAATACGCTGATCAGCAACATCATTAAAGTTGCTAACGCCCGACGCGCCACCAACACCAACAAAGCTGGAGAAGGTCTGCTTCTGCGCCGGAGCCATCATCAAGTACTTGGTGTCGGCACCGTTGTCATACGCCAACAGAATCGAAGCTTTGAGCAACGTTTCCGTAAACGTCCGTTGCGTACCGTCAGTACGAGCGGTACCCGCACCACCGGAACCAGCAGCCGTACCACCAGAGCCAACGCTAGCATTGGTGGTTACCCAGGAGCTAAGAGAACCAAGCTTACGCACGGTGCTGTCAGCGGACATAGCAGTCTTGCTCTGGTTAATACCAACCAGAGAAGTTTCCATGTCGCGCTTTAGCTCTTTTGCCCGTTTGGACATCTGGTAAGCAAGCTCTTGCTGACGGCCCGCTTTGGAAACAGCATCCAGAGTGCCTGAAACCAGGGTGGTTTTCAAGCTGATCTGGCAGATGTTACCAACACGAGTCGTAGCAGCCGGTTCAGCAGCAGTAAGCGTCGAACCTTCCTCGTGGTAGTTGGTGCTAGCCGCAGCGGCCAGGGAGTCCGTCTGCCACTCGTGGTTAACCGCAATAGCATCTTCGCGGCTTCCCATTGACATAAACGGGGTTTCAGTAGGGGAGATATCGTAGATAACGTTTTCCAGGTCCTCCCGAAGACCAGCAGCGGAATACGTTACATATACACCAGTAGGCTGTGCCATTAGTAATGTTCCTTTATAAGAGAGTTACAACAAATCCATGAAAACTGCTGCGGCATCTCTGGTATTACCCGTTTTGGCAAGCCGCTCACGTTTAGCTTGAGAATCACGCTTTGCTTTTTGCCCTTTTGTTGCAGGAGTACCTGACTTCAGAACCTTCTTTACCTGTTTAGTGTTTTTGGAACTGACGCCTGATTTGTTTTGATCGTGCAAGTAAGCTTTGTGCAACATGAGAACAACCTTGTGATCGGTTATTCCGTCTACGTCTTGCTCCGAAAAGCCTGATGACAGAGCATACTGCCTAAGATCGTTCTTTAGAGTAGAACTTGGGTCAGCATATTCTGGCAAAGCTTTTGCCAAACTTTGCGCCTCTTCGGACAAACGTTGTTGCAACGCATAAACAATTTCTTGATTATTTTGTTGCTGCACTCTCGCCTGTTCTTGCTTGATCTCTACAATCTTGTCTTTAGCTTCTTGGTACTCTATGCGTTTTTCCATGTACTCCGTTGGATCATCTTCTTTCAATGTTTTCCAATCAACGTCACGGAACTTGGCTAGCTCCATATTTTGGTAGTCAGCCATATGTGCAAGAACTTCAGAATACTGTCCTCGCTCTTGCTGTACAGCCTGTAGGTTTGCTTCGTAAGCTTTACGTTGCTCTGCTAAAGACTGTGACTTACGGGTATAATCCGCTTGCCGCTGATATCCGTTTCTAAGTTCATCAAGGGTAACCTCAAACTCTTCGCCGTCTACCTTTACGGTATAGCTTTGTAAGGGTTCCTCAAATTCCTCTTCAACTTCTACCTCTACTTCTTCAACCTCTTCTAGCTCTTCTGGCTCTTCGAGTTCTTCAAACTCTTCCGGTTCTTGAACTTCTTCTTGAGGTTCTTCAATAGATGTCTGCTCTGGATTAGTGTCCTCACTTCCGAACATTACATCATACATTGTCTTTTGCTGGACTTCCCCTTGGGGATTAGTCTCAGTGTCACTCATTACGGTCTCCTTCAATTACGTTGTTGTGTATTAAAGACTCCAGGTCTTCGATAATTGATCTAAGAGCTAAACTCTTGTACCAGTAAAACTCTCTGTCATCTTGATTATCAGAATATTTCCATTGTTCAATAATAGATATTTCTAGGTTACTAACTACCTCCTTAAAAACTTCATTGTCTAAAATAACTTTAGCCTGTGCGGCTTTCTCTTTTGTGTTCATTACGTTTTAATCATAAACCTAATTGGTTGAAATTTAACTACGTCTGTCCCAGTAGCTGCTAATTCTGTGGTAGCTGTACCAACATTGTAGGTAGAGCCAGCACCGACTGGAAGATAATCTCTGTAGTCAGGAACTTTAAAGTCTGTACCTGATTGTCCAAAAGTTGTTCCAATGACGCCGTACAACGTTGCATAAGTCGTAGTGCTATACGCAGAGCCGTCGCACTCTAGCCAATCGTTAACACCACTGATAGTCTGTGTGCTAGGAATACTGGCAGCAAACATGCACACAGTCCCAGGCTCAAACCCCAGTTTGTTCATCTGTGTGACAGTGGCGTTAACAGCGGAAGCAGTAAGATTAGGAAACTGCGTTTTCAGAACGGTTTTGATCATTCTGATATGATCGTCACCTTCTGAAATATTGTCGCTAGATGTGGGATTTAAAGCGTTTAGCTGGCTTATATAACTTGCGGATTCTACACCCATGGATCGCCCCTTTCAAGGCTAGTAAGTAATTATATCAAAAATTTGAAGCCTTGTCAACAAAATTATACTTCTGTGCCTTTTTTGTTTTCTACGTCTATTAGCATAAAAACACCTTCTTGACTTTCCCAGACTTCCATACTTTCGTTCATAAAGTTAATAACAAAATGTTTCTTTTTCTTTTTGAACATATAATATGTGGGAAACATTATGCAATGCTGTCTTTCTAAGAAATAATTTGCCAGGGAACTAAAAGCAACTTTGTCTTTTACCTTGTCTACAGCTTTAAAAAACTCAGCATCTTTGCAAACAAATCTTGAAAATAAGTATTCCTCTGGGTTTTCAGCTTGTGCTAAGCTAGTTAACAGGAGGATGCTTACCATTGTGCATAGACTTGAGTTTATCCACCTCCGACATAACGTATTTAAAAAGGTCATCAAGTTTTTCCACTCTTCCAGCTAAGTATTCTAATTCTCTGGAACGTTTTTCTAGGTTGTTTGGCGATAAAATATCAGATATTACCTTTACCCTGCTTTCTAGCACTTCCTGGCTAGCTATGTAATTTTCTGTCTTACTTTCCAAGTTTTGTATTTCTTGCGTTACTTTTAAAAGGTCTTGTACAGCACGTCCTAACTGACTACGCACAAGACCCCAAGTAGCAGCTATGCCGCCTATAACAGTTGCTATTGTTAATAGCTCCCTTACGCCTAGTTCCATATTTGTTACTCTTCAACTAAGGAGTTTCCTCGACTACAGGCTCTTCTGCTGGAGCTTCTTCAGCAACAGCTTCTTCGACTACAGCCTCTTCAACAGCAGCTTCTTCAGCGGGAGCCTCTTGAGCAACAACCGGCTTCGGCCATTTGTCTTTCACAGCTTGAATACTTTCCTGCCAAGTTGTCGTGCCATCCTTTGAATCGTGGAACTGGGCATCAAGCTGGTCCTCAATCGTGGGATAGTCCCGCCGACGCAATGACACGTAGTCGTAGTTCTCGTCTCCCGGCGCAGGGTCTGGATTTTTGGGTCCAACTTTCTTAGGACGTTTCCACGAACCGTCTGAGTACTCCAGCGAACCGTATCCAAGATTGACGGGTCCGTCACCTTCGACCGGCTCAAGAACCTGACGGATGAACAAGCTACGACCTTGTTCGTCGTACAGTTGCTCGTTTACTTTTGCACGGCTGGTTTGCCCGCCGTCAGGGCGAAAGACAACAGCCAGCGACTTAAACATCTGCCGACCCTTGCCGTCGTTGACAATCTGGTGTTCTGAATTTTCGATTACATACATTTTTATCTCCTATCGTGCAGTAGCAGGGCTAGACCCGGCGAATGGGTTTTCGGCGAATGCGGCGTAGATGTACGTTCCACCGCTCACGTTGTTACCTACAGATGATTTGATTTTGAGACCGTTCGAAAGCACATCGACATTAACGCCTGTAGCTTCTTCTACACTACTGTTTAGCTGGATATATGATGTTTGAACGTTGTAGGGTTCTCGGGCATTATCCCAACAGTACCAAGCACCGGCAGCATCGATCCGCTTGATCATTATGTAGGCAGGTTTGAAATCTAGCAAAACCACGGGGCCGTTTGTGCTTGCATTACCTGTGTAACTTCCAAAAGCTGAATATCCCGGTATGCTGCGGAAGCAGTAGGCGATATGGTTATTTGCTGCCCCTTGGTCGTTGACCGCACCAGACGTTCCTACGCTAAACACAAATGGGGATGTTGAGCTTGGTGCGGTATCGTTCCAGAACGTGTTGCTGTCCGCTGTCCCATTTACGAGGTTTAGTATAAGATAATCAGTCTCAGGAGCAGATGTATTGCCGGAATGATAAACTGCCCAATTGTCGCCTGCGTTATCTAAGTTTTTAACCAAGATTAGGTCCAAGGCTCCTGTCTGCCCATGCCCTACTGTTCCTGCACCACTACCATTTGTAGAGGTGTATTTTACAATGGAAAAGCCCGCTGTGTCGTTCACATTGACCGTACTGGGAATCGACCCGTCAGTGTTGCTGCTACCGCTAGTGCCGTCGCCTTTCCACCCCCAACCAACATATGTACTTCCGCTATCGTTCAAGTTTGAGAAAGTGGACGCAACATCAAGTGTAAACCCGTTAGCATCTAAAGAGGAAAAATAACCCGCTGTTCCGGTTGTTCCACTGTCTAATTCTGCGCCACTACTGTCGGATTCAAGCGAATACATAGCTGTACCGTCATCGCCTCTTACCTCATCTACTAAAACATGAGACTTACTGCTATTCCTACGTTTAGCCCACATTAAATCAGGCGGTAGTGCGCTATTTCCTGAAAAAGTGAGGGATCGTGGAGCGTTGTTGTCACCAGACCATTTTATAGCTTGGAAGTGTGCCGTGCCGTCTTCGATGGCTGGGGCAGCGTTGGCGTAGAGGTTGGTTGTGTCTAACCCCAAAAAACCAGAGGTTGGCGTTCCAGTGAAATCATTCTCATTGAATACAACATCAATTTCTGTCGATCCTGAAGCGTAGGGCGCAGCGACAAACTGCAAAATACCATCTTCGGGCGACAAACCAGCAGTGCCAGAATAGACGCTTACACCATCGTCAAAGAACTCAATTGTGTCAGTGTCAACGTCATATTCAACACGAATGACAGAAGCTCCTGGAGCGGTTACTGACGTGACGTTCACACCATTTTTTTCAACTGCACCACCGAAATCTATGGTGAAATGTTCGCCAGTGCCAACGTCAGTACCTCGTGTTGCGGCTCTATCTCCAATGCCAAGTTTGCCATTAGTGCCGGTTGTTCGTTGACCTTCAAACACCCACTTACCAGAGGATGGGATGGTCATGCTTGAACCAACCCAGTCAAAATTTGTTCCTGAACCAACGCAATGTAAGTTGCCTTTTGAAAGCGTAACGTCAGAATTTTTGCCCAAGGGGGTTAATGTGGCGACATTGTTGGTGCAAGTGTCGCTGGACTGCGTGGGTGAGCCTGATGTTTTGAAGTTATTAGCACCGTTCAGAGCAACAACCGCGAGAGAGTTACGGTTAGTGGCCGCGCTTGCCGTCGCTGTTATCGTGACGGTCTGAGCCGTTGAGTATTCGTCATACGTTCCGGCATGACTGGCGTTCGCTCCAGATTCAATTGTGGCGTCAAATACTTCCGTGGCTCCAGTATATGATATTGTGCAAACACCCGCCGAACCCTGAACTCCGCTGACTGCAAGAACAATCCCGTTTGCAGGGCAGCTTACAGAGCCAGAAGGTGTGCTACTCGTAGCCGCTTCGGTGTAGCTATCGTAAACAGAAAGACCTGTGGCTGAATTTATTGTCCAGATGCCAATGCCGCATTTCTCCATTGTGCCGCCGGTAACAGAAACGACCACATCAGCGGTTGTCCCGGTTGTCACATTAGCAACCCAGAAGGCGACATCATTATTATCATTGCCCTCAAGGTAAAGAAGTTGGTTTGCGGTAACCCCGCCAACCGTGACTCCTGAGAAATTAATGCCGCTTGCGCCGCCGCCCGTCACCGTCGAAACGATCACCTGTCTGTCAGCATCAGCCGTTCCGATATCCTGAGAAGAAAATGTGTAAGAACTCGCGGTGTTCGACGTATCAACCGCGTTCGTTTCGTATTGTCCGCCAGATACATCGCCAGAAATACTTTCGTCCGCACCTAACGCATTTGCGTCAGTAAACGGCAAATAGAAACCGTTGTTCCCAAACGTAAGGCCAGCATTTGCAATATCTATCGGACGCCAAACGCCGTTGGTGTCGTATTCGCCAAAGCTGGTCTCGGTTAAGGCTGTTCCGTCTATATAACAATATTCAGATAAGTATCCGTCCCAAAACTGAGTACTGGCTTGTCCAATGTCCAAGGTATCAGCATCAAAAAGAGTGCCGTCGCCGTTTTGTGCAATATTATACTGTGCTGTATTGAAAGCAGTAATTTCAGAGCCGTTAAGATACATCTTAGCTCTATCTGAAGCGGTTGCTTGTGTTGTGTCTTGTACTACAACCAAATGATACCAAGAATGAGGATCACGAAACACTTGAGTAGTTATAAGTTGAATGGCAACGCCACCAGCTTCGTTGTAATAGGTTAAAGTATCGTCAGCGTTTATTCTTATAAAACCAAGCGCAGCAGTCCTGCGTTTAAGAAGATAAGTAACAATACCTAGATTGCCACGCTTAAACCAAAAAGAAACCGTAAATGTTTTCAGATTACCAGCAGCACTTGGAGTACGAGTCAGATACTGACTGCTCCCATCATCCAGCACGATGCTGTTATCAACCGAGTAACCGCCGGTAGCAGCACCGGCAGCGCCTAGTAGCGCATTACGGAAGCCTGTCATTACTGCATGTCCAATCCAGCAGCAAAGCCGTACCAAGTGGTGCCGCCGTCGATTGTGGTGAAACAAAGAATGTCTTTACCCGCTGCCGTAAGCGTTGGCGCTGTACCACCGGCCCAATCAACTGCTGCGGGCCAGTTGACCGTCTGGCTTCCGCCGTTGGTTAGATACAGAACGAATCCGCACTGCTCGTCGCTTGCAGTTGGGTTGCTGAATGTGAAAGTGTTTTCGCTCGTATCGACGGTTGCGCTGACGGAGTTGCCTAGCGTCAGGTCAATGTCGATCGTGCCGCCGCCCGTTGAGCCGATGGCGTTGGTGACTTCGCCGTAGTCTTTGAGGTTAAGTCTAGAGACAGTATTATCATTAAAATCAGTTGCTTCGTCATTTTTAACTGTAGCAGCATCATACTGTTGAAGAGTTACACCAAGGTCAGTAGAATCGTATTTACTGTTTACAGCAGTTTGAACAGCAGAAAACTCAGTATTAAAATCACTGCCTGAAATAACTTTATTAGGATCAGCGTCAGCTAAACCATCTTTGCCAGACCAGCTTACTTGAATTGTATAATCGCTCATTGTTTAATTCCTTGTTTTCCTATATGTGGTCGTTTATCTTGGAGAAAATTTAGCTACACTATAAATAGACCTAGCTTTTCCATACAAATAAGGTTCTCTAATTTCTTGTCTAAAGTCTGACAACTTCATAAACAATTGTTGCTTTTTCCAAGGAAGTTGTTTTTCCTTAGGAAAAGGTTTTACTATAGACCTTTTACGCCCACGCACAGGCATACTTAAATTCCTCTAAGTTCTTGTTTCCAACGAAAAGCATTTTTCTTACGTTGTTCTTCAGTAATTTTCTTTTTCTTCTTAGGTTTAGAGGCTTTACGAGCCTTACGCATTTTAACAGATTTCATTACCAGAATTTAACCCCGTGCTCTTTGTTGCGTTTGCGGACTAGCTCTAGCAACTTGTTGCGTTCAATGTCTAATATCTCTTGAATAGAATTTATGTCAATCTTAGGATTATCGTCTACCACCCTCTTAATGCTACCTCTAGGAGTTTCTAGTCCTTGGGTTGTGACTTTTTTTCTACTGTCTTTAGGAGTAAGCAGTCCTCCTTTTGGAAACTCAAGTGCTGACGTTTTCGGTGCTGTACTTTTTTCTTTAGACGCTTTAAGTTTGCTGCCGTTTTGCACGTCACTTTTTTCGTACTCCCTGTCGCTAACTTTATCTAAATCTTCATCTTGTATAAGTAAATCTAAAATGTTTTCAAGACCATCAGCTTCTTCTGAAAACCCATTTCCTTTAAACTCTAAAGCATTATCTTCAAGAAATTTTTCTATATCTTCACTAGAAGCTGCTGGATTAGACGCACGATAAGTGCGCTCTACTAACTCGTTGTACAGTTTAATGATTTTATTTTTAATTTTTTCTAGTTCAAGATCGTAACTTGTGTCTATTAAAGCAGATTCAAAAGTTAACATATGTTTATCTTTCTAATCAATTTGCTGTGTATACAATATTAAATGACGCAGCTACAGCATTGTTACTACCAGATGCAGATGTTCTGGTTTCTATATCAGTTTTTTCTGTAAATGGAACAGGAATAACAAATTCTTGATCTAAAAATCCATTTGAAATAGTAATCTTTTGTGCAGTTTTAAAAACTTCATTAAAGGGTCTTTGTACCAATCTTCCAGTAACATACTGATTTACGTTAGAAGTTCCCACAGAAAAAGAACCTCTAAGAATATAAGCAGTGTATCCAGCCGGAACAGTCCACAAAGCCATAAGTGTTTGGTTTTCTCCAAAAGTAATCTTTGCATATATAGTAGCTGGAACACCAGCAGTTACTGTACCAGTTCCCACATAAATATTACCAGCCGCTGTATCACCTGAACCCGCTGTAATAACAAAAGCTCTAAAAACTCTAATAAATGTAGTAGTTGTTAAAACTTCAGTTTGCCCATTTAAAGTTACTGTTTCTTCTGCTTCATTATAATTTTCATCTAAACCAGAAACTACAACAGTTCTTGCACCTGTACCAGCAGAAGTATCATCAGCACTAGTGCTTGAAACTTTCATTTGTATAGCTGAAGAAGGATAAACGTAAACTCCACCCTGATCCCAGATAGTTTCTTCTGTACCATTTACATCAGGATTAAACCCAAATTTAAAAACAGATTTTACACCTGTAACATTGTTGCTTGTAATTTGAAACTTGTATAGTAAGTCACTTGTAGGTAATGCATTAGTAGACGAAGTAAGTCCATTTACAGAATTAGAAATTACATGAACACCAAAAGTGTCTCCTATAATTCTGCTTATATCTGGACTTGTGTATTTAGCGTCAGCCATTAGATATTACGCCGTTACCATTAACTTCATGATCTCTAACCCAACGCTCATCTTTAGTCATTGTTTGAATGCTAGGAAAAGAAATAGAGTGGAGAGCCTTACCGCCGCACATACAACACTTCATAGGTTTCTTCCTGTCTGCCATAGACCTAAAGTCTACTTGAACATTATCACAGTCCTTACAAGTGTAGTTGTACGAAGGCATAGGCTCTCCTCTCAGTTATTTACTAGCTTACGCAGCCGGTACAACAAAGGCCACACCAGCATTGTTACGGAGTTCCGCAACACCGTACAGCGTGTCAGCCGTAAAGAGATCACCAAGATACTCTTGTTTGTACTGAGTCTGAGAGCGAACTCCCATCTGCTCCGCAAGGCACAAAGCGTCTTTGTGAAGCATGACACCAACGCGACCACCGGCTGAATCAACAGACGGGCAGTTAGACGAAACATAAACGTCCATACCGTAAATTGAACCAATTTTGCCGGTCTTAATGGCATTACCGTCACCAATGTACTGCTGCTCAGTAAAACGGTTAATACCAAGCATATCGTTTGCAGCAATCGGAGGAATAACCATGCAACGGTTATCCATCGGAACATCAGCATTGTCCAAGGTCAAGATCATTGCACGAATACCAGCATCCGTAATGTCGGTGTCATTCGGCGTACCACCCGTATACAAGGTCGTACCGTCGCCACCAATGACGGCCTTTTCGTACTCAGCCGCACCGGAACCACCGACCGTACCGCCCTGAAGACCTTCAGCCAACGCAAAGATGTCCGTGTCAACCTGAGTCGCCAGAGCATAACCAGCATCGTCAGTGTAGAACCGACGAAGAGACTGTAGCGCCTGAACTTCAGTAATGTCTTCAATAACAACTGAATATTCATAGTGCTTGTTAATGCTCACGTTTACGGTAGAGTGAGTATCACCCTGAAGCGTAACTTGAGTGTTAGCCGATTTAGCATTGGCCGAACCACGAACAGGCGCAGGAATGTGAATGGTGTCACCTTTCTTGCCATTGTGGTTAATTTTAGTAACAACATTTGCCAAAACAAGATTAGACTTGTAAGTAGCAATAACTTCGTCCGACCACAGTTCGGGAATAAAATTCGCCGCAGTAGTCGTAGTTTGATGGTTAGAACCCAAAGCCATAATTTAGCTCCTATTCATATCTAAGGGTTATTTTACACGACCCTCAGCGTATGCCTGTAGTATTTCATCTTGTAACTCAGTATAACGCGAAGGATCAGTTTGTTTAAGTCTGATTAGATCAGCCCTACGGTAGATTTTCTTACCGCTGGATTCAGCAGATGATCTAGTAACACCCTTTCCTGTTTTTAGTGCTTGCTCACGTTTTTCTGTTTTTTGCGCTTCAGCTTCTGCAGTATTACTAATAAGAGCACGTTCTTTCCAATTACCAATTAACTCCATTGCAGAAGGCAAATGATAGTTATGAGCATTAACAAACAGTTGTTTGCGTACTTCACTTCCACCTACCCATTCCTGAAACTTAGGATTGGCTACAATATCTAAGTAGTCAGGATGCGCCTCTTTGAGTTGTTGAGTTGTAGCTTGCATATGTTGCTTTTTTTGCTGCTCTTCAAACTCACGGAACTTTGGATGATTTTCAATAGCCTTGTTGACAGCTTTGCCAGGGTCATCAAAAAAATCGTCCTCATCATAATCTTCTTGCGCTGTTTGAGTCCCGCTTTGAGTAGTAAGCTGTTGCTGAAGAATTTGATCAGTTAGCTTTCGAAGCTCTCCTAGTTCCTGACCTTTTCTTCCAAGTTCTTTTTCCAAGTTTTCGTAAGATGACACAACTTCAGCCATTGACTTACCTTGAAATTTTGTTGGAAGTTCACTTTGAGGTTCTTCCTCTTGTTCAGGAGCCTCAGATAAGTCTTCAGTAATTTCTGTAAACTCTTCAGTTTCTTCAGCTTCTTGATTTTCTTCAACAACAATACTATCCATAGTACTAACCTCCGTCCCTAAGATTGTGGAGTTAAAATATGCTAGAGTTGGCTTTCTTGTTCCAATTGATCTAGCGCGAGTTTAGTAGTATCCTCTAGATTAATCATCATGTTAAGGATATCTACTTGTCCTTTTCGATAGAAAAGGGTCTTCTCGTCGTTTATAGAGCTTAATTCTTCTAGTGTAGTTACGAAGTCTTCTAGTTCACTTATCCAAATAGACCACGCTTCACTAGTAAATAACTCTAGACGCCGTTCTAAAATCTCTTGATCTGTCAACCCATGCGCTCCTTAGACGCTTTAGCAAGGTTGAGGATCGTCTCAGACTGCAAGTGTTCCACCTCTGGAATATTACGTGCAGTTTCTGATTGCATGTTCTGCGCTTCGCTACGGAGCTTTTCAATCTTAGCCATCTTTTCAGCCAAGTCAATCTGAGTTTTTGCCATAGCAGCTTCAGAACCATTCTCTTGTGCATCTGCTTGGTACTTAGCAGCCTGTGCGTAATCTTTAACAGTACCAGCTTTCATCTCTTCTAGTTCTAGCATCAGCTTCTGAAGCTCTAATTGTTTAACCATATTGGTCAACTGAAGCTCTTGAGGATCACCTTGCAAGGATTGTGCGATAGCTTTCTGCATCTGTCCACGGTTGGACATAGAGCTATTTTCAAAGATAGCCATTAACAAGATACCGTGAGGCATAGTTCCAGGTTGTGTCATAGACAACAACTGGATCATTTGCATCATCTCAATTTCTTTAGCCATAATACCCATAGAACTATAAGCCTTAAACTTGTAGTCACCAGCAGGGTAACGATCTGGAGAAAACTGAATGTAACGCCAAGTAGTCTTTTCAATAAGAGGTACAAGGAAGTTTTCAGTAAAGTTCATAATAGTCCGTTTCTGGCGTTTAATTGATGCAGCCTGAATCATGGACATACCAGAGGCTGTAGAATTACGTGGGTTGCTGTAGTTGCTATTGGCGCTGTCCATAGCACCAGTACCCATTTGAACCATACGTTCTAGTTCAGCAGCCTCAGTAAACGTAGAGTTAGCCACTTGACCGAAGTTAATAGGCATTAAGGTCTGACGCGGATCACCGTTGGTGAGGATAGTCTTACCCGCTTTAACCTCAAACTTAACACCACGAGGTAGTCTAGTGGCGTCTACACCCATCATTGGGTGCGTAGTCAAGGCTAAGGCATCAATACGAGCGCGAAGCTCCGCATCTAAAGCTTTCTGGGGATTGTATCCCTTCTCAGCTACGCCCCTTCCCCAGAACTTATTTGGAACGCGATCAAGCTGGAAGGCTATAAACGGACGATCTTCCATTAGGTATGGGTTCTCTTCAGCTTTAAGAACTACATTGTCGTTAGCAATAACAACAACAGCCTCTACCAAATCATCATCTTCATAATCAAAATCTTCTGCTTCATTAACGTCTTTTACAAGGTACTTTTTAGGTATCCGGCCCCAGTACTCAGTAATCTTAACCTTGTCTTCTACGTCTTCAGCAGCGTCATTTTCTTCATCAAAGTTAAAGTTAATTTTTTGAAAGTCACCTAAAGGTTTACTTTCGTAAATTCCTTCTTTCATTCCCTCAGTGATTTCGTACTTAGGTTTAACGACAATCTGTGCTACACCTAAAGCATTATCAATAGAAGTAGCAGAAGGATCAATAACAAATTGTTTAGGCGTAAGAGGATCAAGTGTAATAGAAGGTACAACTTTTTCACTTACTGCTACATCAGTAGTATAAGTCTGAGGAATTTGAAACTCAGACATTACTTTTTCTATTTTTTCTTCTATGTTTATTTTACCAATGCCGGTTCCATATATAGCAGCGTTAAGAAGACACTCAGAAACACTGTCTTTAATTTTACACCGTTCTAAATCTTCTTTTAAAACTTTTTTAATTACCATAGCATCAGTTGGGTTCTGATCCATAATGTCATCTTGAATATCAAACCACTCATCACGACCAAAAACTGCTTCTTCTAGTTCTGCTACGGTGGACTCAATTGCCTGTTGCGTGGCCGGTGCTATGAGGCGTGACTGTTCAGATTGACGAGTTTTATCTGAAACATCCCAAAGACCTCTCCAAATGCGATAGTACTCATCCCAACGACTTTCATAGTTGGTATTTCGATGATCTTCCCATTCTGTAGTCTTATTAACTACCCAAGCTGCTAAAGCAGAGAGAGGGTCTTTAAAGCCGTCCATGTCGTGTGCCATATTGGTCTAGTATCCTGCTACTGCGTCTAAAGGTTCCCACTCGTCCAAATCAATGCTTTGTGCAAAGTCTGCTACACTAACTTGGTCTATGTACGCTAGAGAGTCTAGCAAGTCATCGTGGCTTAAAGGGCTAGGAAAATCCATCATTTGACTTATGAACTCATGGTTCCAGTCAGCCTTTCTGAACTTAATTTTACCGTGTTCAAAGCGACCTTGAAGAGCCCAGGCAATCCTATCTTGTTTCTTCTTACCACCGTGAGTAACGTCAGTAATGTTAATCCACCTACCACGTTCTCTCATAATATCTTCTAAGTAGGGCATAATAGCGTTCTTAAGCGAACCTGATTCAATCCCCACTGTAGTAGCTTCTACGTCTTCAGCTACGTCTAGTATCCTTGAGGCTGTTTCTTTAATGTCCCAACGTCCGTGGTGAATATCTTTAACTAACCACTCATCACCAATGATCTTAACTACAGATATTGCCGTTTCGTCGAGCTTGGAAGATTTAGTACCTCTCCCTTTATCAGCCTTTTCAAATCCAGCAGGGTCAACTGAAATGACATAACTGCCCTGCACATCTTCAAATACAGAGTCTTCAACGTACTTTACCCACTCTTCCTTAAATACACCACCACTGAAGCTCTGAAAGGAGGCTTCAAACTCCTGTAGGAAGGCTTGGGTGGACATGGTTTTCTTAGCTGCCTGGATTTCTTCAGGGTCTAAGAATGCATTGTCAGTACTGTTGAAGCTAAATGCTTCCCATTCTCCACTTTTGTCTTCTTCGGCGTCAATCCACAGTTTATAAAAGTGGTTCTTGCCAGCGGGTGTGCCTATGAATAAAGCTTTACCCTTAACGTCTGCCAGAGTAGGACGTAAAATAACATCCCAAGTTTCTGGTTTCATAGTAGCGTACTCATCTAAAACTAAGAATGCGTAGCCTTGTCCACGTAAAGTATCTGGTCTATCGCTACCTTTAACGTAAATCTTTCTATCGTTTACTAGAGTAACTACCCCAGTGTTCTCATGTACACTCTTGATTACTTGAGAACCTATGTCCTTTAGAATACCCCACATTATGTCTTTTCCCATTTGAAAAGTAGGGGCAATGTAAGCCACATCTTTTGAAGTTGACTGGAGTGCTTCAATTAACAACATCCATCCAGCTAAATATGACTTACCAAACCGTCTCCCGCAAGCTGCTATTTTAAATCGAGCAGGAGACTTAAAAATTTGCATTTGAGCATCGTGAAGTGTAACTTTTAAATCACTCACTAAGAGATACCTCAGAGTACTCAGCTTCTATAATTTCTTGTTCCTTGGCTTCTTTGGCTTCAATTACCTTAACACCTTCTACAATAATGTTAATGCCAAGGTCACCGTGGTCGTGTGTAATTTCTACTGCTTTACTTGTAGGAATAATTCTGTCCATACACATTTTAAGACAGTGCCTATCGCCTTCAAGAGCTAATTCAATTACCTTATTGACAATCTCTGGTCCTTTAGTAGACATAAGTTCTCTTGAAAGTTTAGTATATTTGTTAAGAGAACCCTTTGGTCTACCTTCAGGGTTTAAAGGCTTCATCCCTTTAAAAAAATTAGGATTACCCGGCTTTCTTTTGACTGCTGTACTTTCTTCGTCTGACATTAATTACTCCTGACTTTGCCCTACTTTGTAGGAAGACAGTTACCACTTTTTACAACTCCAGTATCTTGCTGATAATTTATCTGGAGGAGACGTATCACACTTATGTCTAGCTCTAAAACTTTTTCTTCGACTAGGTTGGTCTTTTTTAATAGTCATATTAGGGTCACCAAACCTAACAAGCTTTACTTGGTCCCCTTTTTTTGCTAGTACAGCAAACTTTTTAGACTTGCCTGGAGTACGCTTAGGTTTGTTATAACCAGAAAACTTCTCGCCACGGTAATTTATCATTTTTTCTTTTTCTTTTTATAGGTATATTTTACTTTTTTACCAGTTTTTTCAGCCTCTTCCTTAGCTTTTTTCTTTCCGGCTGCGCTGTAAGAATAACGCTTTTTACCAACCATAGGCATTAGACAACTCCTCTATTAATTATTTTAGATTATGTCTTGTTTTTTACTAAAACAACAACTAAATCAGTACTTTAGGATACTATAGGATATCCGCGTTTACTACTTATTAATTCATGATGTAACTAACTAAACTAAATTAAGGTATGAGTAGTCTAGTTGTGCGCGGGTAGTGTTTCTAATGTGTCTTTATACACTTATTATAGCATATTTTTAGACTAAAGTCAATAGCTATTTTATGCTATAGGTTCTTTAGTAGTCTTTAGTGCCGCCTAAGGATGCTTTTGTCAAGCTTTAATTTTACATTCATGTTATTTTTATTATATCTTTTGACCTCAAAAGTCCTTCTCATGTACCTATGACTTACTATAGAAAAACTCTAGCAGTCAAAGGGTCCCCCCGGGTACCACATTAGACCACAATTGGCACACTTTGCAGTAAACGCATAAGTAACACTTAAGATTGGCATAAGTATTGCATCAGTACATAATAACCCTACAGTTTACTCAGGTATTCTAATGTGATACTATAGTGTAATCATTGTGTGCTGATGAAAATGGCAGTGAAAGAGTGCAAGAGTGTGGTGTTTAGACACATCAGCACACATCAGTCCCACATCAGTCCCACAACAGCACACATCAGTCCCACATCAGCACACAACAGCCTGGATAATGTGTTGTATTATTGTCACACTTTAGTCACTCAATAGGTCAATATCATAGGTAAACCATTGAAAACATTGGATAAATTTTTTTATTGCAATAACTCTTTTTATGCTTATAATCATAATCATCGAACAGCGACACACAATTTTGAATAGGAACACACTTATGGACAAATTTGAGAAAGCTTGTAGAGCCAGTGAGCGATTAGGCGAAACTAATGACTGTACAGTCAAGGCCATTAGTATCGCTGGTAGAGTACCCTACAACGTCGCCTATGACGCTTGCAAGGCCGAGGGGAGAAGGTACCGGCGCGGAATGTACCCTACCCAATGGAAAAGAGCTATCCTTCGCGTAGGTTGCGCTTATATAGAAGTGGCAAAAAACCCACTACAGAGGAACGGCAGCAGGTATACAGTGAAGACAATAGGTCAGAAGTACCCACAAGGTTATTACATTGTGAAGGTTCGGGGACATGCTTTGGCAATGGTTAATGGTCAGGTTCTTGACTGGACCGAAGGTAGAAAACACCGGGTACAGGAAGTTATAAAAGTCATTGTTCCGAAAGGTAGCAGGTCCTAAAATTAGTCTTGTACAGTGTGCCCTAGTGTGCTAGGGTACACGATAGAAGACTAATGAAAACTTGAAAGGATTTAAACCATGTTAGTTAAGGAAGCTTTAGAATTTGGCAAGGTGTCAAAAGGTAACAGTAAAATGCCTGGAACAAGCTACGCAATAGATGCGTTCGCATGTAAAACAGGTAGCAAATTAGCAGAGATTAAAGGTACACCATGCGCCAGTTGCTACGCGAGGAAACTGCAGAAACTTCGGCCTAGCGTAAACCAGGGTTATAAGGCCAACCTTGAAAAGTGGCGTAAGGCTAGTGCGGAACAGTGGGTTTCGGCAATGGTGTTTCAGATTGAACGCAGTGGCACACAATATCATCGCTGGTTCGATAGTGGAGACTTACAATCTAAGGCTATGTTGGAAAACATTATAGAAGTGTGCAAACGTACACCTAACGTAAAGCACTGGTTACCTACACAAGAAAGGGACATCATAAAAGGTATTGACACTCCAGCCAATCTTGTGATACGTTTATCAGGTAGCAAGGTAAACGGCAGAGCACCTAATGCTGACAACACCAGTACAGTGTTTGATAAGCACGGCCAGCCAATAGGACAAGAATGCCTTGCGTATACCAGAGGCAACAATTGTGGGGACTGTCGCGCCTGTTGGGACCCTGCAGTTAAGAATGTAAGTTATAAGAAACATTGAGAAGCTAATGGCAAAACAGATTGACGATAAAAAAATAACAGGTGAATGGGCAAAACACTTGCGCCCATATGGAAAGAGACAAGCGAACAAAAAACTACGTAAACTTAACAAGAAAAGGAACTTGAAAGATGAATAAAACTATTGACACTTTAGAAAAACTGGCGTATATTATGGCAGTGACTACAATGTGCGTCGGAATGTTCTTCTTAAGTTACGTATTGACAACACACTGGATTGCAATGTAAGATGTTCAATAGGTACGAATGGCTCAGTATATGGCTAACGCTTTTAATACTAACAGTTGAAAGGTTTATGTGAAATGAAGTATCAAGATATGATTGATGAGCTATGGGAAATGGATAGCTTCTTTATGTCCCTCAATGAGTTAACGGTACTTGCTAAAGTGGGGTATCAGGTTAAGATGGACCGGCTAGATTACGATGAAATTAGTAACCTGTACAACGAAAGGTTTAGTGATGAAAACACGGAAGGAACAGAATAATGCGCTGTAAAATATGCGATGGCAAATTGACATTTCAAGAGCGTGTAACATTCGATGATAAGTCTGGAGAATACTTAGACATGTGTGCTAAGTGCCAGGATGTTGTAAATAAGACACACTATGGAGACTATTATCACTTTGATGAGCCTTTAGAGGTTGACATTGATGCGGATGATGAGTTATAATAGACCTAAGTATTCAAAAGAATAGGTTTATTCATTAAGTTAACTCTATAAGTTCATACCTTAGTATACTATAGGACAGGAGCTATGTCTAAACACAAACACAAGTTTAAAGCTAAAAGGAAAACAAGGAACCCTGAAAAGGTGATAATGGATCGACACTATCATCCTAAGGTGTTCCGTAGACAAAAGCGTAAACTCGAAGATGATGTAATGTTAAACGAAATTAAGGAGTACTATGACAATGGCTAAAGTTAAGATGGTAAACCCTGAACACACTGTTCAAAACAACCACGGCGTCCACAATCCCGTGTCCTATAGAGAATTTATTGATGGTGCATATGAAATAGTCAATGATTTCGTCAACGAGCTATGGGAGTGTGAAGGAGATGTTTGGATGTCCCAAGTGCGTAAGCTGTCAGAGTTGCGCTGGCAATTACACTGGATTAAACGTGAGCTAGAAAAGGAGGACTAAAGTGCAGTATCAAGTGTTTGCAGTAAGTGACCGCATCTATACGAACACCAATGTTGGTGATTATTTCCAAGGTGGAATTGTAGTTGATGGCTTGCTTGACGAAGAGACAGAGCAGTTTTTATTGGTTATTAGATACCAACAGAACAAGGAGAACTTTGAGATAAGGATATTTGAATAATGCTGTACGCCATAGTGGTGTATTTTTTGCTTGACAGTGGGCAAACACAACGTGTAGAATTATTGCATCTATACAGCACTCTAGATAAGTGTGAACAGGTTGCGTTGGTAATCAGCCAAGGTAACACCAACTATGAAACCAAGTGTGAACAACGAAAGGAATAGAATACTATGGATAGTCAAATCGAACTATTGAAAAATCATTTTAATGCTGGTAAATCTATCAGCAACTACGAAGCACGGGATATGTACCGTATCAATAGCCTATCCCGGCGCATTAATGACCTCGAAGAACGAGGCATGTCTATCAATCGGCAACGTAAGATTGATCAAACCGGACGCCAGTATGTCCGTTATTCTGTAGCTAACTAAACTAAGGAGACTAAAACTATGCCTATCTCAGAAGGAACTGTAGCGTTTTGTAACCTGAACCAGACTGAACTTTATCAAGGCCAGGATACTGGCAAGTATAATCTGACCGTAACTCTTGACGGTGATCAGGCTCACGCCTTGAGTGAACAAGGTATTCGCCTGAAAGAATGGGAGGATGACGAAGGCAACGTGTTTGTCCAGCGTAAGTTCAGCACCAAGTACAGTGTCCCTGTCATTGATTCAGAAGACAATGAGATCAGCAAGGATATTCCTCGTGGCTCTAAGGTCCGTGTTCAGTGGTCCGAGGGTTTTAATAGCCCTAACTGGGGACTTGGGACGTACTTGCAGAAGGTCCGTGTTCTTGAACTTGCAGAAGATACCAAGGCAACAGAAGAGGGGTTCTAGGGTATATCATGGGAAAGGTACAGCGAAAGGAAGCTTGCCCACAATGTCGGGCGCGAGGCAATGACAGGTCTGGAGACAACCTGATTGTGTTTGACGATGGCAAGTACTGCTTCGCTTGCCAATACTATGAGGGGGGAGGGAAACCTCCCTCCTACCCTTCACCAATCAAACCAATAAGTAGGACGTATGAAATGAAAGGTGTACACGCACCACTCCCTAATCGTAGTGTAAGCCAACGTATCACTGAGAAGTTCGGTGTTACAGTTGACAACGGAACCACCTACTATCCGTACCACAATGCAAATGGTGACACGATAGGCTGTAAGGTACGGGCTGAAGGTAAGAAGTTTAGGACTGAGGGTGACATTACCAATGCTCAGTTGTTTGGACAACACCTGTGGCGTGAGGGTCAGAAGTACGTCACAGTAACTGAAGGCGAAGAGGATGCGCTAGCCGTGGCTGAGATGTTCGAGGGCAAATGGCCTGTGGTTAGTGTCAAGACAGGCTCCGGTGGTGCCTTGAAGGACATCAAACAGAACCTAGAATGGTTAGAAACCTTCGAGAATGTGGTCTTGTGCTTCGATAATGATGATTCTGGCAAGGATGCAGTCGATCAGATACTACCGTTGTTCTCACCACAGAAGGCTAGAGTAGTCAACCTTCCGCTTAAGGATGCTAGTGATATGCTCCAAGCTGGACGTGTGCGGGACTTTGTATCCGCATGGTGGGATGCTAAAGAGTACCGTCCCGTAGGTATCGTAAAGTTCGGAGACGATGAGGTATGGGAGGCATTCCTGCGGCGTGGTACTGAGGAGATTATCCCGCTGCCTGAGTCGTACAGGAAGCTTAACCAAATGCTGAACGGTGGTGTAGCTGCAGGAGAGATCACGTTAATCTCAGCCTTCACGTCCGTAGGTAAGACAACACTGGTGTACAATCTCTTGTACGACATGGCACTAAACTCTGGTAAGAGGATAGGTGGGGTGTTCCTAGAGGCTGACCTAGGTGAGAATGCAGAGAAGCTTATCTCTATTCACGCCCAGGAGAATATCGCCCAGTTGACACAAGAGGAACGTGACAACGAAGGGTACAAGTTATATTACGATGACCTAGCGGAGAATGCAGACTACTTTATCCTTGATCACCAAGGTCAGGTGGATATTGAGATATTGTTTGCGAAGCTTAGGTGGATGGCATTAGGTGCAGACTGTGACGTAATTATTCTTGATCCTCTCCAGGCTGCTATCAAGTCAGCAGACAATGATCAGGTTGATGAGTTCATGGACCGCTGCCTTAAGTTAGTCAAGCAGACCGGCCTATCTATGATTATGGTATCTCACCTAAAGAAACCAATGTCAACAATCAAGGACCCTCACTACGTATCTGAGTACGATACTAAAGGGTCCGGTAGCATCAACCAGATTGCCTTCAATCACATTATGATGACGCGAGACAAGATGTCTGACGATGAGTACACCCAGAACAGTACCCAATTACACCTAGTGAAAAACCGTAGGGTAGGTAGGACTGGTAGTGCTGGTTGGTTGTACTACGAAGAGAGCACTGGCCGGATGGTCGAAGGTAATGAACCTGAACTGGAAGGGATTAAAGATGACGAGTTCTAAAGGTAAGTACTATAAAGACAACCCTGAAACTAAACGAAAACACAATGCGACAAGACGGACTACCGTCTGTTCTGACGGGATAAAACGGGTTGTGTACCCAAGCCACCCTGACTACCCAGGGGAGAGGGTACTGAAACCGACTAAACAAATAGACCCTTTGATAGCCAAACTACGGGCAGAGGACAAAGCTATTTACGAAGCTTCGGACAACAAACAATCACTCTTGAAACAAGGGTTTGTTTATGTTATATCTAATCCAGCGTGGCAAGAGTGGGTGAAGGTTGGACACAGCAGGGACCCAGAACGTAGACTATCAAGTTACAATACAGGTTGCCCTGATAGAGACTACACACTTAATGGATATGTTTACTTTGAGAACAGGATAGAGGCAGAACAGACTGTACACCAGTCACTAGAAGACGGACATTTCTCACGTAGAGGTGAGTGGTTCAATTGTCCAACTCAGTATGTACTAACAAAGCTAGGTGAATTAGATGAAGCACTTAATTCTGGACATAGAGACAACGGAACTACAAAACCGGAAGGTCGAACTTGTACACATGATAGGAACGAAGGACCTGAGCACTGGGTTCAGGAAGAACTTCAACTCCCCACATCTACAGACTGAGGAAATACAGGAGTGGATCAATGGATTTGATTATATTATTGGTCACAATATTATTGGGTTTGACAGTATTGTGATGCAGCAGAACCTAGGGATTGACTTTAGTGGTGTTGAACTAATCGACACGTTAGTTCTCTCACGCCTCCACAATCCTCAACGTGAGGGTGGTCATTCCCTAGGTTCTTGGGGTGAACGGTTAGGCTTCGACAAGCTAGACTTCAATGACTGGACTAAGTTCTCCCCTGAAATGGAAGAGTACTGTAACCGTGACGTTGACCTGACAGAAAAATTGTACGTACATTTGTCTGACAAATTTGAACACGTTGAAGGTAAATGTGTACAGCTTGAATATGACGTTAGGCGCATCATCACACAACAAGAGCACAACGGTTGGCTGCTTGACCAACGTAAGTGCTTTGATCTTATGGCTCAGTTTAAGGAGAGAACACTTGAGGTTGAACGAGAAGTACATAGACGTTTTAAACCGTTGCCGGTTGCGGGAAGAGAGATTACACCTAAGTTCAAAAAGGGTGGTAAACTTTCTGTGGTGGGTCTTAAATTCCTTGGTGATAGCTGGGGTTCTGTATGTGGTCCTTTTTCTAGGGTTGATTGGCCCAGTTTTAATCTAAGTTCCAGGCAACAGATTGCTAGACACCTTAAGTTCTTTGGATGGAAACCTAAAAAGTTTACAGAAAAAGGACACACCATTGTTGATGAACAGGTGCTAGAGAATGTTAAGATACCTGAGGCTCAGTTGATTGCTGAGTACCTACTATTGAAGAAACGTGACGCTCAGGTTCAGTCTTGGGTTGATGCTGTAGAGGACGATGGCAGGGTCCACGGTGAGGTTAATACTAATGGTGCTGTAACGGGACGTATGACCCACAGTAGCCCCAACATGGCTCAAGTACCGGCATCCTACAGCCCTTATGGGGACGAGTGTAGGTCTTGTTGGATTGTACCGGAAGGATATAAACTGGTGGGTGTAGATGCATCTGGTCTTGAGCTACGTATGTTAGCTCACTACATGAATGACGAGGGCTACACCAATGAGATACTTACAGGTGACATTCACACTGCTAACCAACTGGCAGCAGGACTTGAAACAAGAGACCAAGCCAAGACGTTTATCTACGCCTTCCTCTACGGAGCGGGTGACGCCAAGATTGGTAGTATCGCAGGAGGTTCTGCAGCAACAGGCAAGAAGCTTAAGGAACAATTCCTATCCAACACTCCAGCACTTAAGGAACTACGAGAGAGGATCATTCACAACGCTGAAGTACGTGGACATCTGCTTGGACTAGACGGTAGGAAGTTAATCATTAGGTCCTCACATGCTGCAGTTAATACCCTACTTCAGAGTGCAGGTGCAATTATTATGAAAAAAGCCTTGACACTTCTAGAAAAGTATGCGATAATAAATACAATAGAGTTTAAATTAGTAGGTAATATTCACGATGAGATACAGGCTGAGGTGCCTGAAGAACAAGCAGACAAGTTCGGATGGCTGGCAGTAGACTGCATAAGAGCAGCCGGTAAAGAGTTTAATTTGAATTGTCCTTTGGATGGTGACTACAAAATAGGTGATACATGGGCACAAACACACTAACTTCCCCTATTAAAGCAATTAGGGCCTACTGTTTAGACTGCTCAGGGGGAAATGCTGCAGAGGTTAATAGATGTGTGATAGAAAGATGTGAGTTATACCCTTTTAGGTTTGGTAAAAACCCTTTTCATAAGCGAGCATCAACTAAAACGAAACAGAAATTAGGAGTAGACATAGATGACTAAAACAATAGACACTTTAGTAGAAGACGTTTACCAACTGATGGTGTCCAAACGGGCAGAGCCTGGGGTAGATGTAGAGAGTATCATCGAAGACTTCGGCCAGAATGTTAAGGCTATTATGAAGAAGGAGTTTGTACCTTCCATCCGTGGCTACGATGACCGTAACATCCGCCTGTCTTCCGTAGGTAAGCCTGAGTTGCAGCAGTGGTACGCTGCACGTAAGTACAAAGGTGAAAAGATTCAACCCCACACATTGATCAAGTTCATGTACGGACACCTGATCGAAGAACTAGTGTTGACTTTGGTTCAGTTGGCAGGGCATGAGGTTACTGACCAGCAGAAAGAAGTTAAGGTTGCTGGTATCACTGGACACATGGACTGTAAGATTGATGGTCTGACTACTGATGTCAAGAGTACCACCAAGTTTGGACTTATGAAGTTCAAGGACGGAACCTTAGCTAAGGATGATGACTTTGGGTACGTTGATCAGTTAAAGGCTTACGCTCACGCCGAAGGTGAAACCAAGTTTGCTTGGCTTGCTATGGACCGTGACAGTGGTAAACTTGCGGTGCTACAGTATGATCTAGAGGATAAAAAACATCCTATGTACGAGCACTACTCAGGTGATATTGAGGAGAAAATTAAAGAAGTAAAAAAGTCTGTGGAAGGCGAGGACCAACCTTCAAAATGTGCCTTGCCTATTGCAGATGGAAAGTCAGGAAACTTAAAGCTTGCTACTATTTGTTCTTACTGCAAATACAAACGCCATTGTTATCCAGAAGTACGGGGCTTTGCTACAGGGTCTGGTCCCAAGTTCTTAACTACTGTCGTAAACGTGCCTAAGAACCGCTCTGGTTTACCTTACCCTGAACTAGACTTAACAAAAGGAGAAGTAGACTATGGTTAAAATTACCACCATGATCCGGGCATCTTCAGCACGGACGCCACAGTTCCCTGACATGCAGAATGCTTTGCTGGCAGACGGATGGGAGTTTGACGGTTCGGTGCAGATCAACAACGCAACCGGAGAAATGTTTAGGTTCTTTATGAAAGACTCTAAACACACACCTGAAGCTAAACCCGCTAATCGTAAAGGTAAAGCTACTGACAAGCCGGAACCTAAGACAAGGAAGCTGGGTGATGGCCCGGAAGAAGAAGACGAAGTACAAGAGTAAGTTTGAAGAGCGTACTGCAGAGGTTCTAAAGGGCCTCTGCAAGTACGAACCTAAGAAGATAGGATACATAATCAAGCGTAACTACGTACCTGACTTCGTAGGAAAAAACAAGAAGAACAAGAGCGTAGAGATTATTGTTGAGGCTAAGGGGTTCTTTAGAGTAGGAGATACACAGAAGTACACCTCAATCCGAGACTGTCTCCCTAAGGATAAGAAGCTAGTGTTCCTTTTGTACAGGCCAACAACTAAGATAAGGAAAGGAGCTAAGATGACTATGGCAGAGTGGTGCGAAAAGGAAGGACTGGAGTGGTACACTCTAGATAATATCAAAGATGCCTTTACCAAATAAGTTATTCTTTGAGAGACTAGCTGACATGGCTGATGCTACTCTATTGTGTGACCTTATGGATATTACCAGTGAGGACATCATTGAACGGTTTGAGGATTTAGTGTTAGAAAATATAACTCAATTGCGAGAAGTGTTTGACATTAGCTTTGAACTAGAATATAATGAAGATATATATGAAGATGAAGAGGATGATGACAATGAATACGAAGACTGAGTTAAAAAATACAGACGAAATGTACGATATGGTCATGTCTTTTGATGTCATTGTCGGACGTATGGAATGTATCAGACGCATCGCTGAGACTATGAAGGACATAGAAGACTGTAGCAGTCAAGAGTACGAGTTATGCGGACAAGCTGCACAGTTTATTTTAGATGAGTGTACAAGAGCTAGGGCTGAGTTTTTAGCTGAGGTTAATAAATCCTATAATCCTATTATGCAGTAGGAGACTTGTAAAATGAGTACTGACACGTCAACCAAAGTAGCTGCTAAACAATATCAAGTTGGTGGTACACACTATAAGGACATGCCTATCCAACCTATTGAGTTTATTCACAAGAACGAACTAGGTTTCTGTGAAGGTAATATTGTTAAGTACGCTTGCCGACACAAGGCCAAGGGTGGAATACAAGACTTAGATAAGATCATTCACTATGCGAAGCTAGCTAAGGAGTTGTACTATGGGCAGAAAACAAACGGAGGTGTTACGTGAAAGACACTCTTGACATGATGGCGATAGAGGAAGTACGTAAGGACTACGAGAACTTCCGTGTTCACAACATGGGTGCAGTGACTAGGCTGCTGCCTCTACTAAACGGAGATGAAGACCGAGCTTGGGAATTAGTATTTTCTTGGGCATCTGAAGATGCTAATACCTGAGCTTAAGAAGCAAGGGGTAGGTATAGCAGGAGCACAGGACTATAAGGTAGACAGCGATAACTTCATATGCCACTACTGTCATAAAGAACATGAGTGTCCCGCTGTAGCTAAAGCAGTACCGATGAGATTTTGGTGTAGTAAGGAGTGTTTTGAGAATGAACGGACCAACGATTAAACCTTGTGACGATCTTCACGCTATGAAGTATCGTCTTGCTAATGAAAGTTTTGAAGAAGCTATTGCGCGGCAAGCTGCCGCTATGGGAGATGATGATGAACATCGTAGCACGTATAAAGAAATCACTATGGACATGCGGTTCCTTCCTGCGGGTAGAGTTCAGTCCGCAATGGGATCACCTAGGAATGTTACGGCACTCAATTGTTTCGTCAGTGGAGTTATTGAAGACTCTATGGACTCGATCATGCAAAGAGCCAGTGAAGCTGCTGAAACGATGCGGAGAGGAGGTGGCATTGGCTACGACTTCTCTCTTATTCGGCCTCGTGGTGACCGTATTGTGTCTCTTGATAGTTCTGCTAGCGGTCCCGTTTCTTTTATGCATATCTTTGATGCCGTTTGCAGAACGATTGTATCAGCGGGACACCGTCGGGGAGCAATGATGGCAGTGCTTAGAGTGGATCATCCTGACATTGAGGAGTTCATTCGAGCGAAAAAGAACGACAAGGACCTGACTAACTTTAACATTAGTGTTGGTGTTACAGACGAGTTTATGCAAGCCGTTGAGAGGGATCAAGAGTTTGATCTTAAGTTCAAGGGTAAAGTCTACACCACCATCAATGCCCGTATGTTGTGGGATGAAATCATGCGTAACAATTGGGATTGGGCAGAGCCGGGTGTGATCTTCATTGATAAGGTGAATAAAGATAATCCTCTCAACTACATTGAAACTATTGCTGCTACTAATCCCTGTGGTGAACAACCCTTACCACCTTACGGTGCTTGTTTGTTGGGTTCTTTTAATCTAATTAAGTACATCGAAGATGGTGTGTTTATTTTTAGTAAACTTAAGCAAGACATTCCTTACGTTGTACGTGCTATGGACAACGTCATTGACCGTACTAACTACCCTCTTAAGGAGCAGCATAAGGAACATCAGAAGAAACGTAGGATTGGTATTGGTGTAACTGGTCTTGCTAATACTCTTGCCCTACTGGGCATCAAGTACGGTTCCTCTGAGTCAGTGAAGTTTACTAAGAAGGTAATGAAGACCCTTACGTACACCTGTTACGAAGCTAGTTCTGACCTTGCGGCAGAGAAGGGAGCGTTCCCATTTTTCAAAGCAGAAGACTACTTGAAGAGTGGTTTCGTCTCTCGTCTTCCTAAAGACTTACAAGAAAAGATCAAGAAGCAGGGTATCCGTAACAGTCACCTCATCTCTATAGCACCCACTGGTACGATTAGTTTTACCGCTGACAACGTAAGTTCTGGTATCGAACCAGTGTTTGCTTTGGAGTACGATAGGACTGTTCAGCTACCTGAAGGTCCTATCATTATGAAAATGCGTGACTATGCCTACGAGAAGTTTGGGATTAAAGGTGAGGTAGCTAATGACCTATCAGTTGATGATCACCTTGCTATTCAGATGGCAGTGCAGCCTTACGTAGACAGTGCCGTTAGTAAGACCATCAACGTAGGTGATGCTGTTACCTTTGATGAGTTTAAAGATGTGTACATGAAGGGTTGGAAAGGTGGACTCAAGGGAGTTACCACGTTCCGGCTTGCCGGTAAACGGTACGGTATCTTGAATGTAGCTGATGAACCTCAGAACAATGAAGTAGGCGCTGCTTGTTATGTTGATCCTGAGACTGGCACTAAGGAATGCAGTTAAAAGCTAAAGAACTAAGTTAACTACTGAATTAAGGCTACTTCAGAAGCGCAACGAGAGCAAACAAATCTGCTTTCGCTGCCTTCTGGTTTTTTATGACCAAAGACTATACAAATAAATTTCTTAAACATTACTTACGTTCCCTATAGTGTTTAGTGTGATAGATGAAGTTATGCAAACACCAACGAAGGCGAGTCTTTAGTTTATTCATTTGTTTCCTCTCGTGGTCTTAGTGTAGATTTAGCTGCTCTTAAGGAACCAAAGCCCGCTACGTCAGCAAAAAGTCTGCTGTAATCTTTACGAGTGGGCTGGAGTTTAGCTACGGCTTGTGCTCTTGCCCACTGTTCTCTAGTCTTAAACCCTGCTGGTACTTTACCAGAGACATCTACACCAGGAACTTTCTTGTAGTTCTCTATAGCTCTAGCCTCAGCAGCTACCTTCTTATTCTTGAGTTTAGCTTGAGCCTTCAACTGTTTAGCTGTTGGCTTCTTTTTCTTTACCAAATCGTACACGATAGGTTCAGATACATTCATGTATCTAGCAGCCCCTGGCATCTTTTGCCCTAGCATATCGTGTTCATCATTAACAATAGACACAAGCTTACCACGTTTGTTAATGGCAGTCATGTAGTTAGCACCACCTATTTCAAAGGCGTCTGTCTTTGCTGACCCAGTAACAATAGCTGGTTTACCTTTGAGAACAGCATCTGGATTTAATACACGCACCCCTGCTTTCTCTAGTTTATCTAAGAACACAGCATCCCTGTTGAACCCCTTACCGCCTTCAAACACTTCACTCTTCAGTTCATTCATGGTCTTGCCACCAAACATAGGAGACTTGTCAAGTCCTTGCTGTAGGTTACCAGCGGAACCAGAATGCACCCTACGGATATTCATCTGGTAATCTTTACCCTTCATGCCTATAGCTGGTAAGGTTTCAATTTGCTTAAAGATTTCTCCTACCTCGTCCTTAGCCATACCAGATAGATCACCAACAGTATCATAGTAGTCATCTACGTTAAACTTCTCAAACGTAGCAACGTGATCAATCTCGTCTATGTTATTTAAGAAACCTTTAGATGCTGAAGTACCTTGATACTGATTAATCATAGACCGGGATTGGTTTAATTGGCCCATAGCTTTCTTAGCTTCTTGGGAAGCTGTAGACCGTAGTGCTTTAGCCTTCTCATCTATTGCTTTAAAAGCTGGAGTGTTATCTTCCCCTGCCTTCTTCATCTTACGAAGTTGACCCTCTAAAGATCGAAGGTCAGGGGTAACTTCTTCAGATATTTTAAGAGCGTTACGTGCAGCCTTCTGGTCAGCAGCACTAATATTAAATTCTTTTTGTATTGCTCTCGCTTCTGGAGCGTACCTTGATTTAACCATATTGCTAACGCCTTCAGGCATTGTGTTAGCCCACGCTGCAGCTTGTTTAATCCTGCCTCCTCCACCATAGAACCCTGGAATATCATTACGTAAGTTGGTCATAGCCTTCTGTGCAGTACGTGTGATACCAGCAGAAGGAACCCAAGGTAATAGACCAGCAGCCATCAGCCCAGCGTTAGCCCAACTAGGGTCGTCGTATAAATTCTTAGCGTCAGCGCCAAACCCTACTATATCACCAACTACAGGTATAGGAGCGGTAGCTAGGGCGGCTCTATCCCACCAAGGCATATCGTCCCATATCTGTTGGAACAAACCTTTCTCTTTTTTATCAGTCATCCCAATAAGTCCTGTCTTGCCATTTCTCTAGACCACCACCAAGATAGTTGTATAAAATAGTCCCTAGACCTGGAATCATTTTGTACACTTTACCGTAGTCTGGTTCTTCCTTGAAAGGTTCAGTAATCAAACCGCCAGCAATGTCTACTAGAGGAGCAGCAGGAGCAACCTGATTAGCTAACCATTCTGATATCCTGCCAGTGCTAATATATTTATCAGTGACGTACTTAGAACCACCATAGATACTAGCAAGAGACCAAAGGGCTTCAGTAGGTAAGTCATTAGGATCGACTTCTCGTCCTAGTGCTATATTCTTTGCAGTGTCAACAGCGAGGTTACCACTGGACAACCAAAGTCCTAACAGTGTAGCGTTCCTTAGTGCTTCTTTCTTGTTCCCTTTTCTCCACTTCTGGACAACATCCCTTCTAACAACATCGTACTGCTTTAACATAAAGGACTTGAGCATATATAGGATACGAGCGTTAGGATTGTCTAACTGCACTTTGGTCATCTCACTAAGCGTGATAGGCTGAACACCAGAAAGCTCAGTGAATAGATGTTGCTTTACCAGAGGGGTAATTCTACCAGCTTCAAGGTCAGCTAACAACGCTTCCATCTCTGGGCCATAAACATCCCCCCACTCTTTAGTCAACTTCTGTCTGCCTTTAGAAGTTTTAGCTAACTTCTGACCCTTCTTAAGAGCGGCGTTAATGAATGTGGTTTTACCCAAACGGTCAATAGCTTTAAAACCAGATACCCCTAACATCTTATCCAGAGCTTTTGACAGAGCACTAGGGTTACTAAACTCATGGGACACTGTGTTGTACAAACCAATGTCCTTTAGCGACATCTTATTACCACCAGGGATAATAGCCTTAGCCAGAGCTACAGCACCGTGCTTGTACCCTGTCATGCTTAAGTCCCCTAACTGCTTGGCAGCGGACATAACGTCAGCAATAGTTCCCATGTACCCAAGGTCTCTGACTGCACCAATAACATTATGTGGTGATTGTTCAGCTTTAGGGTTGAAACGTGAACCTAATAACTCTATAAGGTTTGACTCCTGAAGTTCATCAATCTTTCCAGAATTTCTAAGCTGCCCTAAAAGGTTAGCTATTCCGTCATTAACTTCTTGCTCAGGATTGTCTACAGTAAGTTTAGGGGGGTTAGCATCACCTGCCAACATACGTCTACGCTCTGCAGTATTGGTAGCAAAACGTATGTACTTCTCTAAAGCTTCTTCAGGTTTGTAGTACTCCCCTCTTAACTCTTCAGGTATTCTAACAAACTGTCTCGACTTTTCAAAGCTAACTTTACCAGTAGGACTCTGCCTAACCTCGAACCCTTTAACTAGGTTCTCAACTATGTCTTCCTTAACCTGAGCAGGGATTTGATGTACCGATATCTTATTAGATTTTGCGTATCTCTCTAGGTTTACATTAATAAGATTTTGTTCACGTTTGCCTAACTTAAGGCGCATGGAATCTATGTCCTTCACCATACGTGGGAAGTAATCAGATACGTAGTCGAAAGTAGAACCAGTGTCTTTCAAGTCTCCGTAGACTTCTTTCAGAACACTCTTAACAGGCTGGAAAGCTTCATACGCTTCTGGTGCATACCTCTCCATAATACCTTCAGCAGCCTTAAAATTACCGTCATTTAGGTACATGGTAACGTCACCGTACACCCTCTGATCCATATCTTTTAAGGCTCTACTGAACGCTTGAGTTTTCTCAAGACGCATTTCAGTCTTGTAATGAACATCGTGCTCAAACTTCATAAGCCTTTTGAATACGTCAGGGGAGTAGTTACGAACACGAGTAGAGATTGTCCCTAATGCGTTGTCGATCCATTGGTTCTTAACACGGCTTACAGCACTATCATTAGCCATAGCGTGTTGAACCTCACGTTCACCTTTAGAGGGGACACCGTAGTACGGATCAGAACCCGTGCGGTTGAACGCACGTACAATTTTATCTGTAGACACTTTAAGGTCATCTGCAATCTGAGGAATTACAGCGTCACTAACTTCTACTCCTTGGTTCTTTAAGTCATCAATCTTTTTATTAACTTTACGGACTAAGCTCTTATCCAGTCCCTGTATTAGTTTATCACCAGCAAACTTAATTGCCCCGCCTGTAGCAGCACCTGCAACAGTACCTACAAGAACATTAACAGGGTCAATAGTTCCTGTCTTAGATAAATCACTAGCTGCAGCGAATGCTCCACCATAGGCACCACTTGCTGCAGTAACACCTTTAAGACCTGCGCCAACAGGCAGAAGAGTAGAAGGGTCTGCCATAGAGCCTACTACAGTACCTGCCATCCCTGCCAGAGAGTCTTCGTCTTCCCTAAAGTCTTGTCCCCACTTCTGCTGTAGCCACTCAGCCCTTTTCTTGGCTATCATGTCCCTACGTTCCTGGGGTGTCGCATCAGAAAAACCCTTGCCCCACCGCTCATCTGCAGTTTGATAACCAAAACCCTCAACGTCATCATAAGCAAAACCACCAAGAGGCATCAGAGACTCAAGGTAGTCTCCGACCATTTGTGTAAACCCTTCAGACTTGTCGTACTGATACTTAAACTGGGCTAGACTATCGTTGTATCTTGTACGTACAAGCTTACCCTCCCTTACAATGTCCCCTGGTTCTGCTCCCTTTTCCTGTAGATTAGGGTACATAGAGATGTCATCTTTAGTTAGAATGTACTCTTCAGCAGTAGAATCTTCTTGTTTTTGTGCGTATTCTTCTTGTTTAACAAGCTTACCGTCTATAACTTTATCACCTACTACAGCACCCTTTTGTTGAAGATTAGGGTAGTCCTGTAAGTCCTGATCAGTTATGGTGAAAACTTCCGCCACTATTTAACTCCCCTCATGGCTTTAGCTTTTTTAACATTAGCTCCTGCTCTAATGAGAGCGTTCTCTAAAGACTTTTCACCACTGTCCATTAGCCTCTTTGCTTCAGTGTATACTTCATTCTGTTCTCCTTTTGATATAGACAGCCATCTACGACCAAATACACTATCCAAAGCGTCTCTAACTTGTTTATTAGAACTATATACACTACCGAAAACTTTATACTCATTTCGACTTGGGACTGTGACAGGACGTGGACGCTTACCTTCGATAGTTTTCATGGTTCGTTCCATAGCAGCTTCATCACGCTGGGCCTGAATAGCAGCCTGTCCTTGGATGTTTGTAATACCTCTCTCTCCAGCAGCTTCATCACGTTGTTTCTGAAGTTCAGATTGAGCGATGATACGCTCCTGCTGTAGCACTGCTTTCTGTTGACGATCTAGTTCAGCTAGTTTATCCCTCGCTGCAATCTTTTTATCGTCCGATGTAGCGGATGCAGTAATACGTCTTGTCTCAATAATTTCCCTAGCGATACGGTCCTTCTCTGACTGAAGAGCTTTCCAAGTTCTCTGAGTATCAGCTTCTTCCTTCCTAGCAGCAGCTTCAGACTGTTGGAATTTAGAACCGTACTCATTCTGTTTACGCTTCATTACCTCTCCAGCCTCGTTGACGTACCCACGTCCAGATAGTTCAGCAATAATTGAGTCGTACTCAGCCTCAGTGATTACACCGTCCTGCGCGGCGTTCTCAAACAGTTTGTTCATTTCAGAACGGTCTTTATCCCTCTTAATAGCTTGCTTAAGAATTGGGTCCTGATACGCTTGATCCCCAAGCATGGATGTAGCAGCCCCTTGACCAATGTCACGAAAAGCCTGACGCATACCACGTTGAGATTGTGCAGCTATATTAACCAAAGGATCACTATAGATGTTACCTTCAAGGTACGCTTGACGTTCCTTAGCTAGCTCAGCCCTACGTTGGGCTGCTTCAGTACCCATAGTGTTTGCAAATAAACCTTGTCTAGCCATTTTCATATGTTCCTTTTATTATATCATTTAAAACGGGCTGAAGCTACCCCAACCATCGCCATCATTATTACTAGATCCATTACTAGACCCATCACTTCCACTGTCAACAGTGCCAGTGGGACCAGCTTCTTCCATAGCATTAGCAAAAGCATCATCCAGAGATAGCCCGCCAATCGTCCCGCCATACGGTCCTGAAGCCCAATCTCCTGATAGAGCCATAGACTCTTCAAGTTGCGCTTGTTCCCGAGCCGCTAAATCTACAAGGTCATTATAACCCAGTGTAGGATTGTTAGCCGCGAGGCTATTCCACGCATATCCTTCTTTGTTACTCAAGGAGCCAAGTGCTTCACTGTTAGTCATGCCAGGAAAGTCCATAGACATACTAGGACCAGGGCCAAACATATCCGTCATGTAACCTAATGCAAACGGGTCTTCATATGCTGACATAGACATACGTCCATCAGGACCTAATACGCCTGTAGTCATATCCACCCAGTCAGCTAAATCCTTTCCTTGAATTTGTCCCAAAGGGGCACCTTCTTCATTTTGAATAGTAACCCACTCGTCAGGATGATTTTCGGTAATATCTTTAGCCATGTTTCTAGCACTCTTAGGTCCCCATTGAATACCCCCGCCGCCTGGAGCCTCACTGTCCCACTCAAACTTAGAAGTTGCAGGGTTGTAAGCTAGATTACTGTCCTCGTTTGGATTCCAATCGTGATAAGCGCCCATTGAGTTTAGAGCAGAAGCAGCACTACCAAACAGTCCAAAAGGACCACCCAACAAACCGCCGAGGAGTGTACTGCCAACGCCTAACATAGAAGCACCAACTTTTCGACCCATCCCAACACTGGGGTCTTGCAATGCTCTAACCATATTAGAGAAAGGCCCTTGGTTGCCCCTAGTGTAAGTGTTAATAGGATCAAACTCTGCAGCCAAGAAGTTGCTAAAGTCAGCTTTGATGCCGTCTACCAATCCACCTAAGCCACCCGAAAATAAACCTTTAGCCCCCTCACCAACATCAAACACATCCCCAACTTCAAAGTTATCGAAGATACCTTTAGCGCTATCAAAGAGACTTTCAAAGCTCTCCCCAACAGAAATGCTAGGAGAGGGACCTGAAACAGAGCTATCGTCATTATAGTCCCAATTCTCGTCAGTCAAGTAGCGGTCTACCCAACGCTTAGGGTAGTACTGAGGAGGAGCAGAGGCAGCAGTTGCATCAGGAGTATCAGCAGTGTCCCCTCTCAATTTTCCACCTTGGCTTAATATCCACTGATCTAACCAAGATATCCCTGTTGGGTTAATAGCCATTATTAAGGTCTCCTAGTTCCAAAGTTCTGCCTAACAACATCCCCTAGTCCTAACAAACCAGCACTCATCGGCGTACCAGCAGCAGCTTGGGTTCTCGCAAGAAGCTGCTGTGCAGAGGCTTGAGATGCCAGACCAGCACTTGCAGTCTGCCCAAGAGTACCACCGATACCACGGCCCACATTGGCGTACTGTAACGGGATATCTAACAGGCCAGTCGCACGGCCAAGGTCACCAGACTCACGACCAAGGAGAGTGTCAATCAAAGCCTGAGCGCGGTTGAAAGACTGTTCCCTACGTTGTAGCTGACCAGTACCAATAGCCTCTTCTAAAGCACGTTGTTCTTCAGCACCACCAGTAGAACCTAAGCGACCTTGAGCCAAAAGACGTGTTTCCAAATCGGTTCTTTTTCTATTTTCTTGCTCAGTAAACATAGGCTCTTGTTGTTGGTAAAAAACATCAGCAGCAGCAAAAGGATCAAGGCCATACTCTAACGCCTGTGCTCCCCACAGACCACTACGGGCTAAAGCTCCTTGATATATATCCGTTAACTCAGGAGACAGCATAAGTGTACCTAAGCGACCTTCGCTATCAAAGGCAGCAGTGCCTCCTAAACTACCAATAGCCCAAGGTTCTGCAGCCGCTAGTGCATCAGCAGATTGTTGCCGGATAGCTGCAGCCTGTGCTTCCGCTGCGCTAGTAGCGGCTCTCCCTTGTTCTCTAGAACCTAGATAGCTCAATCCACCAGCAATTAAGTCACCAAGTAATGATGCCATTTTTGTTTACCTCTTAGTTATCGTATTTTGCCAAGCTTTGATAAAAGCACGGCTGTAATTAAAGTTGATGCTTTACCCTTAACTTCTGTAGTCATTTTAATACGGATTACCCGACCAGTACGTGCAAGAGGAACTCTATATTGTCTTGGACTAGCAGCAGGAGCATACTTAGCAATACCGTATAAAGAAGTTTGATCTCCCCATAAATACGTAGTAGCGTCTGATGTAAGGGTAAATGTTTTTGAGTAGATGCTGTCCTCTTCGTAATCTTTAGAAATAAAAATAGTACTCGTAGCGTCTTCACCGCCACTAATAGACATCAATCCAGTTTTAACAATTTTAGCTACAACAGGCTTTCCAAGGTCTAACCAAGGACTTTGAAAAGACCAGTTGTATTGATTGTTTGTGTAAGCCCAACAAATAGGTGATCTCCAAGTGTTACCAGCAGCTTCACAAACACTTTGATTGCCATAAGTACCTGTAACGTCACTAATTGATACATCATAGTAACCATCATACTCTGCTACAGAATTAGATAAACCCATGTACATTTTACCATCAACGGTACTAAAAGCACAAAGAGGATTATCGTTAAAAGTCCAAATAGTAATACGAGGAAATTCTTTCTTACCTAAAGCAAAATCAAAACAATACGCAATGTCATCATCTGGCATAAAAGTAACAACAAAACCTTCTTTTTGATAGTAACAACTTTTAATATTGTCTACGTCAGCATCAACTAAAAGACGTACTAAAGCGTTACGGACAGTAGTTGTAAGTCCTTCTAGCGGTGATCTACCATCTGTTTGAGTTGTACGTTGAAAAGACTCTAGACCTTCATAAGAAAGAAAGACTATGTCAGCACCTACGTACACAATGTTGTCACGTCCAGCAAGTCCTTTATCTCTAATTAGTTCTTCAAGAACCATTGTTGATGGGTCTTCAGCACCCTTGTAAATTGCTATATTTTCTTTACCAAAAATAACAATCTTATTTTCTAAAGCAGCCAACCCAACAATTTCATCATTGCCCCAGACTGTATGTAAATCTAAAACTCCTGCAGCACCACCAGTAAGTTTTTCACCGATAAGGTTATCAGAGTAGTACAGAGTGCCAGGGTCTTCAGTAATACCACCGTACCACATACGACCAAACTCACCTAAACCACAAGAGGGATCAAAGGTAGTGGGACCAGTAGGCGCTGCGTAAGCACCTAAGTCATCAATATCGTACCAGTTAGTTCCATCATAATTTATAACCTTATGTCCACTTTGGATACCCCAAAACTCAGTGTTAAAGTTAATCCACTGCCAGTTACTATCAGTGATAGTCTGGGGTGTACCAGAAAAAGACTGAGTAGTTAAGTTGTTAGGCGTTACTGTAGTATCTAGTTTTACAATAGTACTGCCAGAACCACCAAAGCATTCTGTAGTACGATCACTTTTAGTATAACATCCAAAAGATTTTACTGGAGAAGCTACAGTCTTTGATATTTGTTTAACACCTTGACGTGGTCCCATACGACCTTCAAGGTCATATACAATATTTTCAGCCTCAGTCAACCACTCTGGACCTAGAGTAGAAGTCTGCCCCTGAGTATTAAGTCCTCTTGAGCCTAGCCCATTAAGAACAATAGGTGTTGTAGGTTTAGCTGGCATACCAAACAGTCTCGTCTATAGTTCGAAGAGCATCTTGAGAAATAGCATCTGATAATGCACTGTCAAACCTAGCTCCTGCTGTTTCGCTGATAGTACCACCGTCTTCTCCACGTTCATTAAGAGCCAAAGCATAGGTGCCTAATTCTACAAGCCTTTCCTGTACCGTAAAAGTGTCAGCAGCAAGCGTTAAGTCATTTTGAGGAATAACTACATTTATTTTAATGTCATACACAGCATCAGGCGTAGGCCAAAAATGAATATCATTATCTTCTAAGCGATAATAAAATGGCTGTCCAGTTTGAGTAGTACCTACGTATGTATAATTAAAAAAATCAGAATCACTAATTTGTCGTAAAACGGAGTCATTAGTGTTGTCAATAACTTGTAGTATTCTAGAACGATTTGTTACATTAGGCATATCGTATTCTACAGTACTAGCCGCAGTAGTTACAGTTTGAATAGATCGAAGAGAAGTCCAGTCCCAAGAATTTTCAATGTGTTCTTTAATCTCATTTACTAATACTCCTATTAACTTCTGATAATCGTCAAGCTCAGAAGATGCGGAGATAGCTCCTGACCAATCAGAACCAATAGTATTTTCTCGAAGCCTAGTCAGTACGTTATCAATAACAGTTCTGTAACTCATTATTTTAAATCTCCGTTAGGAATAATTCTCTTTCTGCTTTTCGTCTACGTAAAAGACCAGGAATTATTTTTTTACCAGCATATTTCCACTTAAGCAATTCATTTGCACAACCTTCGTAATCTTTTCTATTTAATTTCATTCTTGCTGTACTTCTTTGAAAAGCTCCTGAACCGATGTTGTACACAAAACTACATAAAGCTGAGAATTGATTTTCAGTAAGCGGCACTTTAACAAGATTAGCTATTGTAAACTCTGTAGTTTTTAAATCTCTTTCCATTAATTCCTGAGCTATTTCCTCAGTAATGTTTGGATGATTTTCAGTTACTCTTTTATTGTCTATTCCATAAATAGACCCAAATCCTATTGTCCAAATTCCAGCTACATCTTTATAAGGAGTAGAAGAAAATCCTTCAAAATCTTTTAGTAATTCAACACCATTTTTATTTATCATTTCGACCATTTGCTTACTAAGCGTTGACCAAACCAAAAACTTATGATAACACTGAAAATACTGACTATCTCGTTTGACCAAAGTTTCTGAAAAAGCTCTGTGCTTATCAGTCCAAAAGCTGAAAGAAAAGTAAGCAAAACAAATTCCAAGAAAAAGAAATATGTAATTAAAGGTCTTACGGTTGCTGATAAATCTACTACCCATTGACTAGCTCTTTTAGTTTCTTCAGCGTAATTTCGATGAATAGCTAAGTTTGCTTTACCTGTGTTAGTAATTAAAGCTTCGTCTCTTTTATCTTGAGCTTGTTGGCTTAAAATTTTAAGTTCATGTTCTTTGTCTCTTTGATCTTGTTTACTGTCCATGTACATCTTAAATAAACCAGGGCCAGTAGAAGTAACAAATCCTAAAAGAGAACCTATTAAACTTATCATATTATACTTCTTTTCCAAGTTCTAAATCTATTAACATAAAAACACCTTCTTGACTTTCCCAGACTTCCATACTTTCGTTCATAAAGTTAATAACAAAATGTTTCTTTTTCTTTTTGAACATATAATATGTGGGAAACATTATGCAATGCTGTCTTTCTAAGAAATAATTTGCCAGGGAACTAAAAGCAACTTTGTCTTTTACCTTGTCTACAGCTTTAAAAAACTCAGCATCTTTGCAAACAAATCTTGAAAATAAGTATTCCTCTGGGTTTTCAGCTTGTGCTAAGCTAGTTAACAGGAGGATGCTTACCATTGTGCATAGACTTGAGTTTATCCACCTCCGACATAACGTATTTAAAAAGGTCATCAAGTTTTTCCACTCTTCCAGCTAAGTATTCTAATTCTCTGGAACGTTTTTCTAGGTTGTTTGGCGATAAAATATCAGATATTACCTTTACCCTGCTTTCTAGCACTTCCTGGCTAGCTATGTAATTTTCTGTCTTACTTTCCAAGTTTTGTATTTCTTGCGTTACTTTTAAAAGGTCTTGTACAGCACGTCCTAACTGACTACGCACAAGACCCCAAGTAGCAGCTATGCCGCCTATAACAGTTGCTATTGTTAATAGCTCCCTTACGCCTAGTTCCATATTTGTTACTCTTCAACTAAGGAGTTTCCTCGACTACAGGCTCTTCTGCTGGAGCTTCTTCAGCAACAGCTTCTTCGACTACAGCCTCTTCAACAGCAGCTTCTTCAGCGGGAGCCTCTTGAGCAACAACCGGCTTCGGCCATTTGTCTTTCACAGCTTGAATACTTTCCTGCCAAGTTGTCGTGCCATCCTTTGAATCGTGGAACTGGGCATCAAGCTGGTCCTCAATCGTGGGATAGTCCCGCCGACGCAATGACACGTAGTCGTAGTTCTCGTCTCCCGGCGCAGGGTCTGGATTTTTGGGTCCAACTTTCTTAGGACGTTTCCACGAACCGTCTGAGTACTCCAGCGAACCGTATCCAAGATTGACGGGTCCGTCACCTTCGACCGGCTCAAGAACCTGACGGATGAACAAGCTACGACCTTGTTCGTCGTACAGTTGCTCGTTTACTTTTGCACGGCTGGTTTGCCCGCCGTCAGGGCGAAAGACAACAGCCAGCGACTTAAACATCTGCCGACCCTTGCCGTCGTTGACAATCTGGTGTTCTGAATTTTCGATTACATACATTTTTATCTCCTATCGTGCAGTAGCAGGGCTAGACCCGGCGAATGGGTTTTCGGCGAATGCGGCGTAGATGTACGTTCCACCGCTCACGTTGTTACCTACAGATGATTTGATTTTGAGACCGTTCGAAAGCACATCGACATTAACGCCTGTAGCTTCTTCTACACTACTGTTTAGCTGGATATATGATGTTTGAACGTTGTAGGGTTCTCGGGCATTATCCCAACAGTACCAAGCACCGGCAGCATCGATCCGCTTGATCATTATGTAGGCAGGTTTGAAATCTAGCAAAACCACGGGGCCGTTTGTGCTTGCATTACCTGTGTAACTTCCAAAAGCTGAATATCCCGGTATGCTGCGGAAGCAGTAGGCGATATGGTTATTTGCTGCCCCTTGGTCGTTGACCGCACCAGACGTTCCTACGCTAAACACAAATGGGGATGTTGAGCTTGGTGCGGTATCGTTCCAGAACGTGTTGCTGTCCGCTGTCCCATTTACGAGGTTTAGTATAAGATAATCAGTCTCAGGAGCAGATGTATTGCCGGAATGATAAACTGCCCAATTGTCGCCTGCGTTATCTAAGTTTTTAACCAAGATTAGGTCCAAGGCTCCTGTCTGCCCATGCCCTACTGTTCCTGCACCACTACCATTTGTAGAGGTGTATTTTACAATGGAAAAGCCCGCTGTGTCGTTCACATTGACCGTACTGGGAATCGACCCGTCAGTGTTGCTGCTACCGCTAGTGCCGTCGCCTTTCCATTGCCATCCAACGTAATTATTCGTATCTGTATTTACATTGACGTTAGAGCCAACAGTAAAACCGTCAGCGTCGAATGATGATAGATAGGTGGTTGGGTTGCTAGTCGCCTCTGCATCTGAATTGTCACTCTTTAGTCGGCTAGTGGAACCACGAACAGCATCAAAAAGGTGATGAGAATATGCCGTGTCCCTATCTTTCAGCCAAACAAAATCAGGAGAAAACACACTGTTGGGCGACATCTCAGATTGATTGACTTCTTTGCTTGTTCCATTGCCCTCATACAGCGTAGCCTGAAAATGCGCCGTGCCGTCTTCGATAGCTGGGGCAGCGTTGGCGTAGAGGTTGGCTGAACAGATAGCTAAGAAGCCGGATGGAGGAGCATAATCAAAGTCACCGTAGCGATTGCCGTCAGCGTTGCCGCCTGTTACGGGGGTATTGCCTGTATTGGTGTAAACGGTGCTAACATTATCCGGGCTTGCCGCTATGGTGTAGTATCCCGATAATGTGGTGTAAGCGGGGTTTGTTTGCGCGGCAGGATCGCCAGAGTTCATCCAGACGCCATTCTCAGACCAGTAGATTTTACCGTTATCTAGGTCTAACGCGCACCCAATAATGTCCCCATTTGTAAATGAAGTGCCGTAAGATGAGTTTGCCCCGTTGTTATACTTGTTCCCGTTTCCGGGGTAGACGCCATACCCCTCCGAATAGGCGCTTATAGCACTCCCTGCCGAAATGTTGTCCACAACGCCCATTACTCCCCCAAGAAAGGTTGACCCTCCCGCCCAGCCAGTCATACGTTGCTCAAAATACCACTTGCCGGAGTTGACGGCGATAGAACCAGCAGCTACAGATGTTGTGCTGGCGCTTGCTTCTAAGTTACCGTTGGCTAGAGTAGTGTTTGTATCCAGCTTCAAGGGCGTCAGAGTTGAAAACACATTCGTCGGCGTGTCGCTGGACTGCGAGGGTGAGCCTGATGTTTTGAAGTCGTTGGCGTTTACATTCCGCACTGCGGAGCCGTCAGTCAACGCACCGTTCTCAGTAAACCCGCCGCCAGAGCCATCGTTTGTGTGCCACGTTGAGGTTGCACCAGACAAATAGATGAGTGCCGCTGTGCCGGTAGGGGTCGATCCGTCAGAGCCTACGTCAGCAGGAGCGCCGGTAGCCGTCAGGAACTTCTCTCTGTTGGCTGATGAAGACAGGTCGATGTATTCATCGGTAAGGTAGAACTCGGCCAAGTCTCCGTTGAACTTATTCCCGCCAGCTTCTGTTCCGCCAATACCCCAGTCTGTTCTAGTCCAGTCGATATTGCCAGCGATATTCGGTGAGGGGGTGGCAGCTACATCCTCACCATCGATATACATATGCGCTGCTAGGTCTCCGCTGGTCCTTTTTGTAGAAATCATGAGATGGTGCCATTGGCCGTCGGCTGTGTAGGTCTTGGTAGACGCCATCTGGATCAATTGCGTTGGGGAACTATTGTAGCAAGAAAGATAAATCTTGTTGTCTGTCGATCTGTTGACATCTACATAGATGTCTGTGTCTGAGCGGAAAAACCTTTGAGTGGCACCATCGCCGCCCTTCAGCTTAAACCAGCAACTAAACGTAAGAAACTCGCCATCACTCGCACCAGTAAGCCCGCCACCCCGCGTCAGGTAGTCGTTAGTCCCATCAAAGTTGACAGAAGTTGTTGACGTATCTGCGTAGTTCCCGTCCGCTCCTAAATTGGTGCTATCCGTAAACGGCAAGTAGAACCCGTTGGTGCCAAACGTAAGTCCCGACACATCTACGGGACGCCAAACGCCGTTGGTGTCGTATTCGCCGAAGCTGGTGGGGTCTAAGGCTTGTCCGTCAATGAAAACAAACTCAGATAAATAAATATCCGAATAGAGTCCTCCCGGATACCGTCCAATGTCGTGTGCAGCGGCGGTATTGATTTTGCTTTCATTGTCATTTTGCGAGGGAAAGGTCGGTGTTCCTGTCGTGGATAAGCGGACGCCATTCTGGTAGGCACGTATTCTGTCGGTTGATGTCGCGTTGGGCGTATCCCAAACAATCGTCCAATGTGAGAAAGCGTGGGGGTCTCTATTATACGGGGCAAAGTCGATTAACTGCCCCTCAAGCCCGGACCGGCTCCATTGCACCCGCAATGTGGTGTCGGTGTTAAAACTAAACCCAGAAGGATTGGTGCTATCGACGCCGAAAATGAACTGTCTGTCTAATTCACACCGCTTTCCCCAGAAAGAGAAAGTGAATTGTTGGGCGCTGGTTCCGGCCCCACTAGG